CTAGTAAACGCAATCCTGCAATATTTGGGTAACCAAAAATTTGTAGAAGTTGCAGGTTTAGTACAAGCTATTCAACAACAAGCTCAAGCACAAGGTGCACAACCTGCAGAAGCTCCAGCTCCTGCTGAAGCTCCTGCTGAGACACCAGCTCAATAAGGAATTTAATCATGTCCGAGAATTGGATAGTAGGAGCCATTAAGCATCCCGGTGCTCTTCGTAAGGAATTACATGTCAAAGAAGGACATGACATCCCTAAGAAGAAACTGGATGCCGCCGCTAAAAAATCAGGGAAACTTGGTCAACGTGCTCGCTTGGCGAAGACACTTCGTGGATATGATTAATCATGAGCTTCGATTTCGACCCCGTCAAATATGGCGTTCTTTGGCAAAAAGTCGAAGGATATGAGAACAAATTCAATGATATGTCCAAGAAAATGGACAAGATGGAATCTCAGCTAGAAGAATTATGTGCCTTGGCTAATAAGAGCCGAGGAGGATTTTGGATGGGGATGGCTATTGTTTCAGCCATTAGTGGATTAATCAGCTTCATAGCTGGATTTTGGCACGCAAAATGAAAGAATTTTTCATTCATCTATTGACTGGCAAAGACAATCAAACTTTTGATATAGGTCGGGTTACTTGGCTTATTGGATTTTTAGCTATTTTAGGAATAGCGGCTTATGAAGTAATGAGTGGGCCAGTATCCTTAAGAGAGTTAGCTGAATCACTAGGAATCGTATCCGGTGCTGGAGGGGCTTCCGTCATGATGAAAAAAGATGCGGAGCCTAGTTAATGTTCCCACTATCAATAGGCACCTATGTCAAAATTATCATTGGTGGTCTCATTGTATTTGGTGCTTGGTATAACGGCTATAGCATTGGGTATGGCAAGCTTACGACATATAAGTTGGAGCAAGAAGCCGCCACACGAGCCAAAGAAGCAGAACAACAAACAGCAACAGACCAAATAAGGAAAGATAAAGATGCTCAAATTAGTGCTATCAACAATCAGCTCGCTAATGCTCTTGTCGAGTTGCGGAACCGCCCCAGTAGGGCCAGTCAAAGCACCGTCAATGGACAAGTTACCTGCGGAAACACTGGAGCCAGCCTTTCTGCCGAGGATTCAGAATTTCTTGAACGGGAAGCTTCCCGTGCAGACCAAATCAGAGTAGCCCTTGAGGCGTGTTATTCCCAATACGATGCGGTGACAAAATGAACAAAGACGAACTAGCTACATGGGTGACCATGATTGCCTCTTTTACTTTATGCATAACAGTGCTGTCTATGGTGACAGTATTTATGTTTGGGTTTTTTAACCCACAAGTCGATAACAACAAGCTTTTTGAGATAGTCGGGCCAGCATTCCAAACCATTATTGGTGGATTTATTGGCTTAATTACAGGCATTAAGATAGGATCTGAGCAATGAAAGAGAACTACCAGTCTGCCCTAAACCATGTTCTTCAAAGCGAAGGATTATGGAGTGACAACCCAGCCGATCCCGGCGGTGCCACTATGAAGGGCATTACTTTGGAGACTTATCGTTCTTGGAAGGGAAATCCACACATCAGCAAGGATGACCTAAAGAACATTTCTGATCAGGATGTCTACAACCTTTACAAGCAAAACTACTGGGACAAGGTAAAGGGCGACGACCTACCTTCAGGCGTGGATTACGCAGTCTTTGATGCATCTGTGAACATGGGTGTAGGTAGGGCTTCAAAGCTTATCCAAGAGGCCGCAGGAGTGCCTGCTGATGGGGTTATTGGCAATGGAACCCTACAGGTTATCAAGAATGCCAATCCAATCGATTTGATCAACAAATTTAGTGACGAAAAAGATGCGTTTTATAAGAGTCTTCCGACCTTTGGTACATTCGGAAAAGGGTGGTTGAATCGTGTCGCACAAGTCAAAAGTACATCAGAATCTATGATTGCATAAGCGACCTTGTGAGATTGTCAACCTGATGGGAAAATAGACGGAACAATGGGGAAAAAATGACCACAGCTACACCATCATGGGTAATGACCTACGATAGTCTGACATCGACTGTTCTACAGTACTTGGAGCGGTCAGATCAGGCCACTATCAATGCTATTCCTACATTTATTACCTTGGCTGAATTTGAAATTGCTCAGGAGATCAAGACTCTTGGTCAATTGCAGGTAGCACAGGCAACCATGCTTGCTGGAAATCCAGTATTGGCTAAACCAGCTAGATGGCGTAAGACTGTGTCTTTTAATTTCACAGATGCCACTGGGACAAGAAAGCCTGTATTTCTTCGCAAATATGAGTATTTAACTAATTTTTGGCCTGACAATAATGAAATGGCTCCTCCTCAGTTCTATGCAGATACTGACTGGGAACACTGGTATTTGGCCCCTACTCCTGACCAAAACTATGATTTTGAAGTGCTCTACTACGAGCGTATTGCTCCATTGAGCTCTACTAATCAAACTAATTGGTTGACTCAAAATGCTCCAACAGCAATGTTGTTTGGCACCCTTTTACAAGCAATGCCGTTCCTAAAGAACGATCAGCGTCAGATTTTCCAACAAAAGTACACTGAGGCAATTCAATCTCTCAAAACAGAAGATGTGGATCGTCTTGGTGATCGTCAAGCAGTTGCCGTGGATAGCTAATGAAATACGCAATCTATATCATCACAAATATTTTGAATGCTAAACAATATGTTGGCATAACAAAGAATTTGAAAAAAAGATGGGGACAACATAAAACCATCAATGGTAGTGCTCCAGCTTTGCATTCTGCTATTAAAAAATATGGAATAGAAAATTTTATTTTTAGTCATATTGCAGATGCGTTTGATTCTGAATCTGCATGCGACATTGAAAAGATGTTAATCAAAGAACACAATACCATGAGCCCAAATGGGTATAACCTCACTCCGGGTGGTGAGGGTGTGCATGGAGTTCTTTTATCAAATGATCACAAAGAAAAAATAAAAGAATCAGTTCATAAATACATTTCTTCTTTATCAAAATCTGAAAAGCAAAAAAAATATACTGCTAAAAAACCAGTTTCTCGTGCTGGATCTAAGCAAAAAGATGAATCTAAAAAGAAAACAAGCATTTCTACAAAGAAAATGTGGGATGAACGTAGAGATGAAATACTCGCAAAAAGAGCAACTACTAGGGCTATAAATAAGGCCAAGAAAGAATTGGAGCAATTATGACCTCATACGTTAGTCCATATACTGGTCAACTCATCAGCCCATCACAGGTGGGCTATGAGTCTTTGTCAATTTCAACCGATACCATTCTTCAGTGGCCCGTCAACGGCAACACATCAGACGTTGTTGCAAACATCATTGAGGTGACTGCAACCGTAGGAGCAGGTTCCTACACTGGAAGCATCAGCGGAACCACTTTGACAATTACTGCGGTCGCATCAGGAACTTTGCAAGTTGGTCAATTTATCAATGGTGCAGGAATCACTTCAGGAACCTACATCACTGCATACGGTACAGGTTCAGGCGGTCTTGGCACATATACAGTCTCAAATTCACAGACAATTAGTTCGAGAACGATTTTTACAAATAATCTAAATTTGTTCATGCCTCCAGCTACTGAGGTATCTGAAGGTCAATCTACTCTGATTCGTAATATCGGAGCAAACACTTTTACCGTTGTAGATACCAGTGGAAACACGATTGTCAGCATCGCTTCAGGAGTTGCTCAGTACATTTATGTGACTGATAACACCACTATTGATGGTGCTTGGGAAAGTGTGACTTTTGGTGCCGGAACATCCGCCGCAAATGCCGCTACCCTTGCTGGATATGGATTGACTGCTCTTGGCTCTACTCTTAATGAATCAACTCCAGTATCACTATTCTCATCCAATTACACAATGACTGCTTCAGATCGTGCATCTTTGTATGCATGGACTGGTGGTACTGGCACAGTGACTTTGCCATTGGCCCAGTCAGTCGGTGCAGGATGGTATGTGACCATTAAGAATGATGGTACAGGTATCCTAAATATTGCCCCACAGGGTACAAATACAATTGACATTGACTTCACTGCATGGCAATTGCAAATTCAAGAATCTCTTGTTTTAGCTACTGATGGCTTGAATTGGTACACCTACGCATATGGTCAGTCCTCATTGTTTGCCTTTACCCAGCTATATTTGGTAGTAACTGGTGGTACTGTGACTTTGACTGATGCTCAAGCATCAAACATTATTCAAGAATACGCAGGTACTTTGACAAGCAATTGCACGATTGTTTTGCCTCCTACAGTTCAGATTTATTCATTTAGAAATCTGACAACAGGTGCTTACACTCTGACTTTCACTACTGGAATTGCAGGCGGAACAACTATTGTCCTACCGCAAAATCAAACGATTATTGCTATTTGCGATGGAACAAACGTCTATAACGCTCAGACATCAACATCCAGCTTTATTAATGCATTGACACTGGGTAATGGTTCTTCATCAGCTCCTTCTTTATCTTTCCAAGGTGACGCTACAACTGGTCTGTATTTAGCCGCATCCGGTCAATTAGGATTTGCAATTGCAGGAATAGCCGCAGGCCAAATCACGTCGACTGGTCTGCTCTTGCCAGTAGGTATCAATGCTGGAGCGTTTTAATGACAACAAAAGTTGCCGTCTTACAAGTTGGTGCAGGTATCCAGCGAGATGGAACTCAGTTCGCCGCACCAGCTTACGTTGATGGCGAATGGGTTCGATTTCAGTATGGTCGCCCTCGTAAGATAGGTGGCTATACAGGTGCTTTCCTAAACGCCCAAGGCATTAGTCGTGGAATGACACTGAGCTCTCAAAATGGAGAGACTTGGGTAATATCCGGATTTAGTGATGGCCTTCAGCAATGGACGATTGACAATGATGATGCAGTGGGAACAGGCCCACAGGAAATTACCCCAGTCGGCGGAGCTCTTACTGCAACTATAAAAAACCAAGGTACTGGATATACAAACGGCACCTATACAAACGTGCCTATCGTCACAGCGTTGGGTACTGGAGCTCTTGCAACTGTAGTTGTTTCAAGCAACTTAGTTTTTAGCGTTACGTTCACGAATAACGGTATTGGCTATCCATATACCGAGACATTCACAATTAATAATGCAAGCATTGGCGGAACTGGCTCAGGATTCCAAGGGATCATTAGTGCAGTCACTTCTTATTCTCCTAATGAGAATACTTTGTGGCAATTTGATATTGGTTATGACCCATACGGTACTGGTCAAAACAATTTGATTGCTCACCCCGGTCTTAATCTTAATGATATCGACCAAACAGTAAACACACGTCCTTTGATTGGCCCATTTACAGGCCTGACATTGAGCCCTGTAGGGGTCTTTTCTGAGACTGCAACTCTGACTTCAGGATCAGAATTAATCACCTTTGCAACCACGATTGCGGCGATTGGTGCTGGCGTTTCAGTATCAGGCACTGGTATTCCTGCTAACACAACTGTTGTGTCTTCAAATTTAGAAGAATATGGCTCTGTAGGATCAGTCTCAATCAATACTTCAGGCTCCGGATATACCACTGGAACTCATACTGGCGTATCCATCGTAGGAGGCCAAATTGGCTCAGGTGCGACAGCGACAGTAGTAGTGACTGGCGGAGCTGTGACATCAGTGACTGTGACTGCAGGCGGATCAAATTACCTATTAGGTGACACATTCACCCTTAGCGGTGGTGGTATTGGAGCAGGTACAGGATTCCAAGGAGCAATTGGTGCTCTATCTGCAGTTACTGCAAACTTGTGGACAGCATTTTTAAGTAATGCCGTTACGACTTCAGGTTTGCAAACCCTTGTTTTTGACAATAACATCAGCGTATCCGGTGGAGTTGTCATGCTGTACCCATACCTGTTCGTATATGGCAACAATGGATTGATTCAAAACTGTGCGGCAGGAGACTTTAATAATTGGACTTCTGCTGACTCCAATGCCAATAACGTGGCATCTACTAAGGTAGTCAAGGGATTACCATTGAGGGGCGGTACAACTTCTCCATCAGGCTTATTTTGGACTTTAGACTCAGTAGTTAGGGTTACTTACTCTCCTCAATCTGTGGGGACATCTACCCTTTACTGGCGTTATGACCTAATTACCCAGCAGTCTTCCATCATGTCCAGCTCATCTGTTATTGAATATGACGGAATCTTCTATTGGATTGGTGTGGATCGATTCTTGATGTACAACGGCGTGGTTCAAGAAGTGTCAAATACTCAAAATACAAACTGGTTCTTTGACAATATCAATACTAAAGAACGTCAAAAGGTGTGGGTATCAAAAGTGCCTCGCTGGGGCGAGATTTGGTGGTTCTACCCTCGTGGTGATGCAACCGAGTGTACTGATGCCATCATCTATAACGTGCGTGAGAAGTGCTGGTATGACGCAGGACAGGCCCTAGGAGCTCGCCGCTCTGCAGGTACCTTTTCTGAGGTATTCAAAAAGCCTATTTGGGCTAGTAATACACCTAACGGAGTTGAAGGATATACCTTGTGGGTTCATGAACAGGGAGTCAATGAGGTCTTCCTGAGAAACGTCAATGCCATCAAGTCATCTTTCGAGACCAATATTTTGGGAGTTAGTGCTGGTTTAGTAGGTTCAGCACAAGGCTTTGGAGACAACTTGTGGACTCGTGTTGAGCGTGTCGAGCCTGACTTCCAGCAAGTTGGTCAGATGAGTTTAGTAGTTACAGGTCGTGGTTATGCGGATGATACCGACATAGCGTCCAAACCCTATCTATTTGATGAATCCACACTTAAAATAGACATGAAAGAACAGCGTCGTGAGATGCGTTTAAAATTTGAAAGTAATACTCAAAACGGCAATTACTTCATGGGTCGTGTCGTATTGAACGTAGAGTCCGGCGATGTTCGTGGTACAGGTAACCCATGATAGCGTACGATCCACGAGGCATGACATGGGATCAGTACAACAGACTGATGTACGAGTTATTTGGTTCAAACCAATTGGGCACTGTAGAAGAGTCCAACTGGCGGCAGTGGGTAGATGGTATGAACGGTATCGGATATTTTGTTCAGTCAGGAATGCCTGATCATCGACCATATGAAAATTGGCAAGATTGGGCAAAAGCTGTGGCAGGAATTATGTCTATAGCACCAAATTTGGGGAGCATATATTGAAAGCGTCACAAGTCATAACAAGCTTTGCACAAAAAGAAGGCTTGAATCCACAGGTGGTATTGCACACTGTTGCATATATCGTTAAGAATAAATTGGGTTTTGTTTTGAGTAAAAACGATACTGTCGTATTGTTTTATGAAATTGCTCCCAAATCCTACGAATGCCATATCGCTACCATGGATACCCCAATTACTTTAATGAGATCTATGACAGACATCTTCAATAGATTGCATAAATTGAATGTCAAAAAAATGTATGGTCATGCCGATAACTTTGAAATTGTCTCCCTGATGCGAAGAATAGTCGCTAGAGAAGGTGGCGAATTAAAAGTATCTGATATTAAAGACTACAACTGGATGATTACACTATGAACCGCTACTACTCTAGACGTGAACTATATGCATTAGGGGAGCCATTAGGCTGTTCAGCTACCGCAAATAAAGTAGGCGGTGGTCGTATTTACGGTGGTGGCGGTGGTGGCGGTGGTGGTAAAGGCGGTGGCGGTGCCAAGTCTGTCATTACTCCAGTGATTTCTATTGGTTTGGCGATTGCCACTGATGGTGCTTCTTTAGCCCTCTGTGCGGCAGAAGCAGTTGATACTGCGGTAACCGTAGCAGACGTAGCCTCAGCCGCTAGTGATGTATCTTGTGCAGTCTGTGTAATCAGCGATGTAACCAATGCAGTGAGTTGCATTCCTGATATTCCTGTTTGCACTCCTGTTTGTGTGCCTAGTTGCATTCCTACTTGTGCACCATCCCCTTCTTGTATGCCTCAAGGATGTGTGCCTTCATGCACACCTCCAGTTTGCTCTCCAGCACCTAGCTGTGGCCCATTGCCTAGCTGTACACCTCCTACCCCATCATGTGGCCCATTGCCTACATGCAATGTACCTAATCCATGTGCTCCGGCTCCTTGTGTGCCTACACCTTGCGTGCCTTCTACTCCTGTATGTCAGACATTGCCATGTTTGCCATGCATTAAGTGCATTTCTAATGCCGCTAAAGTTGCCAAGATTGCAGGCCAAGTTACTGGATGCAAGACTTTAGGCGATATCGGCAAGATCGGTGCCCTACCGGGTCAGATTTGCGGAATTATGAATCTGCCTTGTACAGTTTCAAATGCTATATGCAACATGGGTTGCAAAATAAATTGCATGGCTTGTCAAGCAGGCACTTTCCTATGTAATGTAGGAACAAAAATCTCTTGTGCAGTTGGTGGATTAGGAAGTTGCACATGCTTACCTTGTGGTTGCATGGGTTGCGGATCTGTTGGAGCAGGCTTTTATTGCGGAACTCCTACAAGTTGCTTGCCTGATGGTTGCACACCTTCAAATTGTTTGCCTGCTTGCACCTCAGCTTTATGCACACCGGATTGCAACGCAGTAAACGAATGCGGTATTTCTTGCACAAGTTGTTGTGGAACCACTTCTTTGTGTGGTTGTGCTCAAATTGATTGCCAATATTGCACACCTGATTGCGGCGTGACTTGCGAGTGCTGTTCTTCATGCTGTGAATGCTGTTCTTGCTGTGCCTGCTGTTCTTCAGGTATTCCAAATGTTAAGGGATTACCAAAAGGCAAAGTAGGACGCAAACCTCATGGTACAAGCCGTGGCAAAAAATCTACCCTCAATCCTAGTGCTGGTTGCTCAAACTACAATCAAGGATGCGGTTATTTATCAGGTTTGAATGGTTCTGCATCTTCTTCTACAGGAACAGGTGCTTGCCTTTCTAGCAGTGCTAATCTCTTATCCAATACTGGAAAAGGTGGCCTTGGTGCATTAAAACAATTACAGCAAATTAACCCTAACGGGGTAGTTGGTGCTGGCTTTTGTATGAATGCCCTACAGTGCAAGATGGCTGAATACGGTCAATCTTGTGTTGGAGCAGGATTAGGTTACGCCTGCGGTGGTTCTGCTGACTGCTGTACACCTAAGAAAAAGAAGGGTCAACAGGTTTGCTGTGCATGCCAATGCTCACAAAAGAGCTGGGATAAAGCTTTCTGCATGAAGTGCTCTTCAGCAGATTTGTCATGCGAAAAACCACATATGTTGTTCTCTTCATTGCAAGAAAAACACAATTCTTTACATCCTTTAACTCAAGTTAAATGTTCTATCCAAGGTAGTAAATCCGGTGGATTGCCTCATAAATATGCGGCGGCGGCTCCAAAAGGCCATCACCCTGAGTTTATTACTGGTGTGACTGGATACTATGCTTGCGGAGGCGGTACAGGCCAATCAGATGACATCCCAGCGATGTTGCATGATGGCGACTACGTTATGGACGCAGAAACTGTATCAGCCCTTGGAGACGGTTCTAGCAAGGCTGGACATCATGTCTTGGAAGGCTTCCGTAAACAGATCCCCCATAAGGCAGGCGGCGGTTCTAACCCAGTTCCAGCCAAGATTGCTGATGGTGAGTATGTGTTCCCAGCGGCATTTGTCACAGCTCTCGGAGCAGGGGATAATAAGCGAGGTGCAGAAATTCTTGATGGATTGCGTGAAAAGTTGCGTGCCCATAAAAGAAGTGCACCGGATACCAAAATTCCACCAAAGGCAAAAGACCCGATTGACTACATCAAGAAGGGAAGAAAATAAATATGGCTAATCTACTTCAGTCGTCAAAAAATACGTCGACCTGTGCACCGTCGTATTACACCAATTATTTATCGAATTTAGCTACTCAAGGTCAACAAGCTACTTGTAATGCTAAGTATGTAGGGGCCCAGCCTCTACAACAGCAGGCATTTTGCAATATTGCCAATACTGCTGGTAATCAGCAAGGCACCTTTCAGCAGGGCCAAAGCCTATTAGGATGTGCCGCTAATCAAAATATTACTGGTGCGGCGGCTCCTTATTTGCAAAAGGCTTCCAATACCAATTCAGCTCAATTAGCCCAGTGCTATATGAGCCCTTACATTCAAAGTGCCGTACAGGGCATGTCCAATATTGCTAATCGCAATATCCAGCAGAATTTAGCTCCACAGGCTACTGCGGCGGCTGTAGGTTCAGGACAATTCGGTTCACAGCGTGGTGCCCAAGTCTTGGGTCAAGTAGAGGCAAATGCCTTGCAATGTTTGAATTCTAATATTGCCAATTTGGAAAACACTGGCTTTTCAAATGCATTGAATGCGGCTACTCAGAAGCAACAGATTTGTGCAGGCATTGGTAATACTGCTGGTACGTTGACTGCTGAACAAGCTCGTGCAAGACAAGCGGCTGGACTAGGAATGGGTACTTTAGGTGCTCAAGCGGCTAATCAGAATATTGCTTGTACAAATGCTTTGGCTACCCTTGGCGGTCAACAACAGACTATTGGTCAAAATGCCCAATGCTTCGGATTAGCTAAGTTAGAAAAACAGTCAGCATTGATGAGAGGTCATCAGATCCCTACATCAGTCAAGACAACCTTGTGCATGTCCCCATTCTCAGCCGCTGGTGCTATTGGCTCCGGTGGTTTGGCAATGTTCTCATGCAAATACGATAAGTGCGGTAACGCAATCCCTTGTAGCTCTCCATTCGGAAACATCAAGAAAAAGCTCGGCAGTTTGCTTCCAAAATCCACTCCAAGTGGAACGGGTGGTGGTTCATGCTGTATTCCTTGCTGTGGTAGCGTGACATGCAATCCAACATGTTGCTGTGCTCCTTACCAATGCGGTGCATGTTGCTATGTAGGGCAATGCCAAATATGTTGCGTGATCGCCAAAAAAGGTGGACTGATCACTAGAAAAGCTAGAGGCGGTGCTATGGGTTGCAGAAGCTTGATGATGCGTGGTGCTTTACCTGTTAGGAGATAAGAATGGCAGAAGAAAAAGCAGGTGG